ATCGAAAAAATAAATGATGATAAAAATGAAATTGAAGAATATAATAAAAAAATAGAGATGTATACAAATAATATTAATAAAGAAAAATATATTATTAAAGATAATATGGATATATTACATAAGATTGGATTATATGAAAAAAATGAAATTATTGAAAAAGAAATTAAATTAAAAGAAGAAGAGATTGAAAATTTAAAGAATATGATTTGCGATGAGTATGAAAATTATGTTATTATGGAAAAAGAAAACACATATATTAATAATAAGATAAATAAATTAAAAATAGATATTTATAAAATTGATAAAGAAATAGATAATATATTAATAATAATTGAAAAATATAATAAATATAAAAATGAAATTAATAGAAGTAACATAATAAATAAAAAAATAATTTTATTAAACGATAAATTAAAAATATTAAATAAAAAAAAATATAATATTCATGACATAATTAATAAAAAAGAAGAGGATATTACAAAAATAAATGACGATATTATAATAATAAATACTGATAAAGAAATATATAAAACTATGTTTGATGAAATAGAAAAAATAAATAAAGAAATACATGATTATGAAATAATTAAACAATATATATGTAATGATGAATTAACATCAAAAATATATAAAAATAATATTATACCACAAATAGAACAATTAATAAATTGTATATTATCAACATGTACAACTTATCAAATTGAAATACATTATGATAAAGACGAAATAGAAATATATAAAAAAGAAAATGGTTCAGATACTATTACAAATATTGATACGTGTGGTGGATTTGAAAGACATACATTAAATTTATTATTTCGGATGATATTTTCACAAGTATCTGGATTAGTAAGAATAAATTTTTTAATAATAGATGAATGTATAGACAGTTGTGATATTAATAATAAAGAGAAAATTAAGAATATAATTAATTATATGAAATCTAAATATAAATGGGGTATGATAATATCTCATGATTATTATGTAAAAGATAATTTTGATAAAGAATTAACAATACAACATATCAATGATAAATCATATATTAATGTATAAAAATTTGAAAATAATATATTATATAAGTAAATATTATATATTATTATAATAAATGACAGAACTATCTCAACAAATTATGAATATAACAGATGAAATAAAATATAAATATGGAAATGATTATGCAGAACAAGTTAATGAAGCAATGAATGATGTACATAAAAATTTAAATGTAAAAACAACGCATATTTTAGTGGATTTTGTCGAATTAGTAATAAATAATGATTATTCTCAACCACAGATTAATGCATTAAAAAAAGACGTGAAGGAATTAAAAAAAGAAATAAAAGTATTAAAACAAGATAATGTTGTCTTAAAAAATAATAATGATAAATTAACAAAACAAGTTAATAAATTAATGCGTAATCATTATAATCTTGTATTATGGCAAGCATATAAAAATGTAGAATATTATATTATTCAAAAAATCACAGGATTTGATAAAGACATAATGGAAAAATTAAATACAAATTTAACAGAATTTATGAATAATTCTGATAATAATAAATATATAAATGATATAAATAAATTTATTACAAAATTTAATATAAATAATTATAGTAGTTGTTTAGGCAGATTATCAAGAAATAGAATAACTGAAGCACATCCCAATCCAATAGAATTAGATGATTTAGAAGATGCGTGTGAAGATATGAAAAATGTGTATACAGGAATAGAAGAATTATATAAAAATTATAAAGAAGTTTATGATTATTTTATTAAGATAAATTGATTATTGTTAGATATATGATTAGACATAATTTTAATTAAATTACATTAAATTTTAATTGTAATTGTAAATATTTATCTACAATTTTTAATATAGTTTATTATAAAGTTAATATCTTATATAATGTTTTAAGTTTTAAATTTTTAAAGGGATACTAATTGTATTGGTACTCCTGTATATTACATTTTTCAAGAGAAATATGGCAGATTCCCTATAGAGTTAATTACACCCCTATCTAATTTTATTAAAAAAAATGATATAAATTATATTTTTTATTGTTTCTTCTTCACATATATAAATTTAAGGTACCCCAAAATGGGGTACCTAATGAAATAGTTAAAATTGTTATTTTAGATATTATACACTTTTAAAGGTACCTTAAAATGGGGTACCTTTCAAATTTTTTTATAAATATATAATATAATGAAAAATATATTTGAAACTTTAGATGAAAACTATATTACATTTGATAAGTTTATTATAAATGTAATAATAGATAATTCTGATAAAATATGGTTTAATGCAAATCAATTGACAAAATCATTAGAATATAGTAATTATATTAAAGCACTCAAACAACATACATCTGATAAAGATAGAGTTCAACTTAAAAATATAAATCATTCTTATAATATTAAACAACATCCTCAGACTGTATATTTAAGTGAATCCGGATTATATAAATTAATTTTACGTTCTAAAATGAAAAAAGCACAATTATTTTCGGATTGGGTTACAAATGATGTATTACCTTCTATTCGTAAATATGGTTATTATAAAATAAAAAAATCATATGAAAAAGATAAAAATGATTTATTAGAAAAAATTAATTATCTAGAAAAACAAAATAAATTAATGATTAATGATTTAAAAAAAGAAAAATATCCAAATGGAGCAGTAGTATATATAATTGATTATGGTGATGATGCTAATTATGACGCAAACTTAAAATCATCTAAAGATGATTTTTTGCCTCAGAAAAAAAGTGCAACTTTTTGTTCTGAAAAAAATGTATATAGATTAGGTTCAACTGATGATATGAATAAACGAAAGAAAATATATGATACACACACATTACATAAGAGACCAATTGTTGAGAAATATTTTACAGAAAAAGCCGTACAATTAGAATCATGTATAAGATCTATGTTGTATGATTACAGATATAAAAATAAAAAAGATTTCTTTTTGTGTGATAGAGATATAATTAAAAAAGCATTCAAAAATTGTATTAAAAGTATTAAAAATATGAAAGAAACACAGAAAGGAGGAGGGATAAATGAAATAGATTCATTAAAATCACAATTAGAAAAATTAGATAAAGAAATAGAGAATATTAATAAATTATTAATTTAACAAATAAAATTTGAATATAATATATTATATAAGTAAATATTATATATTATTATATTATTATGACAGAATTATCTCAACAAATTATGAATATAACAGATGAAATAAAATATAAATATGGAGATGACTATGCAGAACAAGTTAATGAAGCAATGAATGATATACATAATAATTTAAATGTAAAAACAACGCATATTTTAGTAGATTTTGTCGAATTAGTAATAAATAATGATTATTCTCAACCACAGATTAATGCATTAAAAAAAGATGTGAAAGAATTAAAAGAAGAAAATAAAACATTAAAAGAACGAATTATTAAATTAGAAATTGATAATAAAGAATTAAAAGAAGAAAATAAAATATTAAAAAGAGAAATAAAAGAATTAAAAGATGATAAACAAAAATTTGATGCATTAGTAAAACTACATGAATGTAATGCTTTAGTAAATAAAGAATTCAAAAAATTATATAGAATTAAATTTAATAAAAATAAATATGATAATAACATTCCTAATATTGGTGATTTTATAAATGATCCTCCAACAGAAGATGACGAAGATAATTATAAATTTTGGAAAGAATTTAATAATAAATATCCTCAATCAGATGATGCTAATTTCAGATTAATTTATCAGAAAATTGCAAACGATAGAGCAGATTCTGGCGCACATGTTAATGTTAGAAAATTAAATAAAACAGATTTTGATAAATTAATAGAATTAGTATATCCAGAAGAATATAATACAAATAAAGAATTATATAATGAATATCGTGATTGGGTATTTATGTTTCCTGCATAATTTTTTTATAATATAGATTTTATCTATCTTCAGGGATCCTGAGAGATATTTAAAAATTGATTTTTATTCTTTTTTTTAGTTAACTAAATTATATTTATTATAAAACTATTATGGATGACTTGATAATAAGATATAAATTATATATTCACAACAGATATCAAGATTTAATAAAATCTGGTAAAAAATCACAAGATTTAAATAATTTTGATTTGGCTAAAATATTTGAATATTATTCATGTATAAAACTAACAGAAGAATTTAATAATCCATTTTATGAATATTCTGATATTGATCCAGAATTTAAAGAAATTAATAATATGTCTAAGAATGACACAGGAATTGATGCGTGTAATTTAATAGATACTATTGTTCAATGTAAATTGAGAGATAAATCTTTATCATTAAAAGAATGTTCGACTTTTTTTGCAAGTCAAAATATATTTTGCGAAAAAGAAAATAAAGCTATTGTTAGATGGGCAAAACTGATAATAACCAGAAATAAAGATTCAGTTCTATCAGATAATTTTAAATCAAAAAAGAAATTATTTGTTGATAAGACATATGATAAACAAGATATGATTAAATATTGTGACGATTTAATAAAAAATCCTCCTGCGATTAAAACAATCAAAGAAAAAGTAAAAATACGAGATTATCAAAAAGAAGCAATTCAATTAATAAAAGATATGAAAAATAATTTAATAATTAATTTACCAACTGGTACTGGAAAGAATTTTATTATAGCACATGCATTAAAACCAAATAAATTTAAATATTTAATACTAGTACCTAGAATTATATTATTGGAACAAATAGAAAAAGAAATTACAAAATATAAACCAGATTATGAGAAATATATACAAAAAATAGGTGATGGATTTAATGAATATGATGAAGATAAGAATATCACAATATGTGTATATAATTCTGTAAAAATAATAGATAAATATATTGATAATTTCGATTATATTATTGTAGATGAAGCACATCATATAGCGATGCCAGAAATATATAAGATTGATAATGATGATTATGTAGAAGATAATAGTGATGATAATAGTGATGATAATAGTAATGAAGATAACAGTAATAAAGATAATAGTGATGAAGATAATAGTGATGAATATAATAGTGATGAATATAATAGTGATGAAGATAATAGTGATGAAGATAATAGTGATGATGATAGTGATGATGATAGTGATGAGGAATCATGTCATAATAAAACTTATCTGAACGTTATAAAATCATATCAAAAATATAAAAATAATGTATATCTATCAGCAACTATTGATAAACTGGACAATTTTGATTATTATACAAAAGATATAAGAGAGATGATAGATAATAAATATCTGTCTGATTATATAATTACTGTTCCTATATTTTCG